GAATGTTTTTAATGCCAAATATGTGTTCGTTGTTCTCACCTCCTGAGATTAAATATGGGGGCCGTAGCCCCCATTGAACTTAAACTTCGCAGTCATATTTCTCAGCTGCTACCTGTTGTCCAGGTGAATAGCGAGGGTCAAAGATTGCAGTGGTACTGCAAGTAATCGCTGCACTGGTAGTTACCCGGCAGGCAACATGGTCGAATCCACCAGCAATATCCAAATTGGAGGCGTCAACCTCAACAATTGCCTCGAGCGCAGTAGCAATCGGTGTGAACACGGCGGACTCATCACTAATTGTGATTGTGGTTTCGCCGGGTTCGTCAACGATCAGGTCGATGCTATTTCCTGCACCATCGACAGCAGTCACGCCAGGAACTCCATAGGTAGCATCGTTGATACAGGCGACTAATGCAGTGACGTCTGCGCCATCTGCTCCGTCAGCCTTAAACTCCCGACTTGCGACGGTGGTTGCAGCGGCCCCGGTAAAAGTAAGTCCATTAATAGTAATCACGCTGCCAGCCGCCGCATTAGCCAGAGCCACGTTGGCGGCGATCACTTTCACTGGTACAGTTGCGGTGGCCGCATTATTGGTTATAACTTTGGCCCCGTTTCCAGCCGAGTCAGTGGCCTGCATGGTCTGGAGTGTCATAGTCACAGCATCAGCAATAGACGCGGCAACCCCGATAACATGGAAAGCCACACGATAGAACCCTGCCATAGAAAAAAATTTATGGGTAGTGCTGGCCCCGCTCACGCTGACAGGCACCATAGCATTAGCAATTTTAACTTTTTCAGCAACTAATTTCATTTTGTTAATCCTCCCTTCCCTTAATCCAAGACCACAAATGGGCTTACAGTGGAAACGCCATCGCGGGCAAGCAACGGAGTGCTTAGCCAGGGCTGACCGTCAACATTCCAGAAAGCCTTTATGATAGTCCTGTTCTGGGTAAACAGCGGATGTTCGGACATTGAAATACTGATACCGGATCCATCCTTGATCAAGTAGTAGTTGAGGTCAACCAGAATCAAGTCACCTTCTGCTCCCAGGATTGGGGACTGGTCGTTCAGCAGGAACGGAATACCTAACAGGGTGCCTGGTGCGCCTTCGCGGGCATTGGGTTGCCATACCAGATTCTGCCCAGCATCAACCATCGTCATTAACTGTGGCAAGCAGGTCTGAGAACCAATCCATGCCAATCGCCCCCCGAATTTAGCACGGGCAAACATATTGACAACATCGGTATAAGCTATCTGGTTAGCACCGGCGCGGGCTACCTGGATGGCGGCAGGATGGCCGATAATGCCTAAAGGCTGACCTGCACCGTTACCGGATAGGAAAGCATCTTCTTCAGCGGCAATTATAGCCTTGCGAAGTAGACTAGATACTAAAGCGCCAGCAGCCGCACTGTTGCGGAGCAGTTTGTCGGTTACCACTACATGGGCGGCCACTTCGTTTGGTTCCAATTTTATTTCACGGAAAGCAGGTTCGGTTTCGGGTTTCTGCGCTCCTTCAGCGATCCATGTTACCTGAACGCCAGCGTAAACGCCGTTGGCACCGCCTTGGTCAAGTGCCGGGATGGTAATTGCTGCATCGGGCGGATCACCAGCAGGGATAACCTGAGCGCGTGGTCTGAAGATCGCAGCCTGATCATCAACCATTTTGATCTGGTTACTGAACTGCTCAGGCACGATGAAGCCACCATTAGCGCCAATACCCATGTTCACAAAACGCTTCTGGGTCTGGTCACTCATTTCCTTGGCTCTTAAAGCCTGGTCCTGCGGGTTATATTTTACGGTCTGCAAAAACTCCCCGAAGTCACGGAACCGTTCCTGCTGTTCTGGTTCTTTGGCCGGGTCAGCCTTGCGGGGCTGAATGTTGATGGATTCAAACATCTGTTTGCGCTTCTCAATAGCGGCTTTTTCATCCACCAATCCGCGCAGTTCGGTTTCCAGTGCATCCAGGTCTACTTCCTTATCGCCTTCTAACAGGCTGCGGATCTCTAACATACGGGCTTCTATTTCTGCCATTCTGGTCATGTTTTTCATTCCTCCTTAATAAGTCATGGTCTTTAACAACAGTGTTCTTTTCCGTGCGTTGTAGCTCTCCAGCTCCTGTGCCCTCTCCAGGGCCTCCATCCTCTCCCTCTCCAGATCAAGGACTTTTCGCGCGGATATTGAAGTGGCGTCGTAAGCCGGTTGGTCTACAGCAGCCACATCAAATACTCTGTCAATCTTGCGGACATGCCAGGTCCGGGTTTCTTTATCGAAGGACTCCTCGCGGATGGTAAAGGCAAACGACATTTTGTCAATAGCCCCCGCTTTAATCAGCGTGTACAAGTCCCTTGCCTGCTGAATGTCAAACAGTTTAGCCCTCATGAGTAGTCCGTCGGAATCCTTGGTCAACTCCAAACTGCCGCCCCGGGTACGGGCCATAACAAAAAGGTTGTCATTATGGTTATAGCGAAAAACGACGTCCCGCATGTCGGCCTCATCCAGCGCCTCCGGCTCGATTACCTCATGATACTCATTGCCATCCATCTTAAAAAGGACCGTTGGTTGGTTGAATACTACCGCCCGGCCCTCGACTATCATCTGGTTTTCTTCGGTCATAATCGGACTAAGGTCTGCAAACCGCAGTTCCTTTCCTTCTCTCTTAGGTATCTGGATCGTCAACTGGATCCTCCTCCTCTCCTAATTGGTATTGACCAGCCTTGTCTGCGTCAACTACGTTTAGCGTCTGGATGCGTTTGTCGCCTCCCTCAACCGGGGCCAGATTGAATATTTCCCTGCCCTCGTTGATGGTGAACAGTCCCAGGGGCGCCAG